TAGCAGTGTATACACCGTGTATACATGGCGAAGTTATATTGGCGAGTAAAGCGAGACGGAAAATGGATTTGGATCGCAGCGGATAGCGAGAATACAAGAGAAATATACAATGAAACAAACATTCAGTGCGATGTTCATTGTCTTGTTTATCATCACCTTGATGAGGACAGGTATTGTCCTTTTTGTAAAAAGGGAGAAGATATGTCTGATTACCGAAGAGGTATTATTCAGGCATGTTTAAGCTGCAATGATAAATTAGAGGCGGTGATTAACCGATGATACTCATGTATTGTAGAATTTGCGATTGTGAAGTTATTACGCTCGATTGCATGAAAAATACAGAGATATGCGGAGCGTGTTATATCGATGGAAAACACGAAGTGTAACACATGCCAGAATCTTCTGGACATTTATGGATCATGTGAAAGTGTAGCCCCATGGCTATGCGAGTGCGAAGAGATATCTGCAGCACAATCTTCTCTACAACAGACTAAGTTGTATACAGAGAAGCCAAAAAAGACGATTCGGATTCTTGTTCCGAAGATGTCAGAACGACAACGGCGAGAAGCGAAAGCGGCGATGTTGATCGTAAAACCGAACAACCGACAGGAACGATTTTAAATCGTCACCTTCGGTGGAAGGGCGAAGAAGAATCAAATCCTGGTGCATGCATCACGGTGCAGAGGCTTCGGAGGGAGGTCGATGACCATCTTGACCGCTGGCGCTACGGGGCGAATTATTATAGACTACGCACAGTAGCACAGACTTCATGGCAAAGCGATCTCGACGAAAAGGCATGAAGAAAATGGAACCAGCAGTTACTACTGTTACTCTGAACAGTCCAACTGTAGGTGCTGGCGCAACTGGTTCATTCTATGTTGATCTATCGCAAGTTGCGAGTTTAATCAACCGGCGATTCTATCGCCAAGGAATAAATTGGGCAGTTGCTGGAATGAAAGTTCTAACTGCTCCTAATTTTTCAGGGAGTTTGACTGTTATGAAAATTCCTACGACTTGGGTTGCTTTCCAAGCGTATAAGGCGGCATTTGACGCCTGGAATAAACAACAAATGGAAGCAATTGAAGAATCTGGTGCTGAATCAGCTGTTGCTGCATTTAGAGATTTCAAGATTTTTGCTGACACAACGCATGTGGCCGCAGGTTATGCTGCTAATTTGTTGCCACTCGATGGACGAAATCCAGCGCAACCGTATGCGGTTGGTGAATGGGAACCATCACAGATTGTAATTCCACAACAGGGCGGCGCAAATCCAGGTGTTGAACGATCGTTGCACATGGTTGGAATTAATGTTAATGGCGCAGTAAGCCGTGGAATTATTGAGGGATATGCTGACTCCAGAGCATTCCCACATAGTCCTGACCCCGTCAGTCCTGATTTGAGTTCTACTCAAAATTGGATGGCACGCATGTTTGATGTTGCACAGACATTTGATGATGTGTTGGATAATGCAACAGATCGCAATGATAATCTCCCATATCCACAGGCAGATTATCCAGGTGGTGCTAATCAAGCACCAACATTAGAGATTCATGATATTACTTCGATTTCTGCCACAACTATTGGCGGTCAATCGAGAGTTAAAGGCGGTCAATTCCCATGTGGGTTGATCCGATTTGATTGGGCACCATCTTCAGACAATCCTACATCAGTTAATTTTGCTGTACAAATTGACCTTGTACCAGGTATGCACCGTGGGTACATGTGTGAAAAGATGCTGGAGGCATGAATATGACACCAGCACCAGAAGTTGAAGCAGTTCGAGCTACAACTGCAGCTGCACGAATTTTGTGCGCTGTAAAAGAGAACCGTATCGAATTGATCGGTGTAATGATTCTAGCACATTTGCTAGGAATTAGCGACAAGCTCATTGCCAATGTGAGTGGAGTGTGCTTCTGATGGCTTACAAATATGGAAAGACATTCAAGAAGGACGGAAAATTGGTTCGATATCGTTATACTGACGGTAAAAAATCGACCAAGAAACTTGTTGCTGTCAACAAGAAAAAGAAAAACACACGACGAAAGAAGTGATATCGTGTGTCCAAGGTGTTCATCGAACAGAGTGGATTCTGTGATCGTTGACGACACGGATCCTAAACAACCAATCGTACATTGTACTTGTGAATCATGTGGTATGGAGTGGGTTGAATGATTGACCCATTACATTTCATACCAGGTATAGGATACCTACATGCTGTGCATGACATGACAGGCAGATATGAAAGAGGTGAGGTATCGGCCTTTCAGTACTACGGTTATACCAGTAGTTTGGCAGCGGTGAATAGTCTACATATTATTCATACTGCAGCGCACAGCCAATCCGGATTTGGATTAGCTGCAGTAAGAAAATTGCAAATGATGCCAACTGTTGCATTGGCATCTGTCCCGATTACATTGGCGGGTGCAAATATTGAGGTGATCGAAAGAGCACCAGAAGAACAGCAAAAGGGACTTTGGCAAATGTTCGCAAGTGGATTAACCGGTACATTTGGTATCGGTAGTGGACTTAATCTTTAAGTAGCAGTGTATACACCGTGTATACATGGCGAAGTTATATTGGCGAGTAAAGCGAGACGGAAAATGGATTTGGATCGCAGCGGATAGCGAGAATACAAGA